CCACCAACAACGCCTTTGTGATGCTCAGAGATGAGCAGGGCTTCCCGGCACAGCTGCTGCGCGCCGACTTCTTCGGCCTGCTCGCAGACATGCAGCGCGATGGGCTGGTCGAGGAGGTGGAGTACCTGAACGAGAGCCGCAAGAAGCACAAGCGGCTGGAGCTCACTGAGGTCGGCCGGCTGCGCGTGGCACAGGGCTCGGGCGCGGCGGCGATGTGGCGGGGGCAGGTTGACGAATGATTCACGCTGTGCCGGTCACGCTTTCTGAAGCGCAGCTGTTCGTCAACAACTTCCACCGCCACAACAAGGCCCCGCAAGGTGGCCTGTTCGCTGTCGGCGCTTCGGACGGCACTCAACTGGTTGGCGTGGCAATCGTTGGCCGCCCTGTTGCACGCACGCTGGACAACGGCGAGACAGCTGAGGTCACCAGGTGCTGCGTTGTGGCCAACGCGCCCAAAGGATGCTGCTCGTTCTTGTACGCACGCGCCTGGCAGGCCGCCAAGGCGCTGGGCTGGCGCCGCCTCGTCACCTACACGCTGCAGACAGAGAGCGGAGCAAGCCTGCGAGGCGCCGGGTGGAAGGTGGTCGCGGAGCTGGCACCTAACAAGCCAAGCATGTGGCAGACGCGGCCGGGCAGGGAATGGCAGCCAGTTGTCGGTCAGGCCAAGTTGCGTTGGGAGGCGGAGTGAGGGTTGCGCCCGCATGCGCTCGCATTGCGGTCGCACTGCGGTCGCATCCGGTCGCAATGGGGGCAGGCATGGCCCCCACACCCCAGTGGGGGGCCTGCCCTCTGCGACAGCATGTGCGCTCGCATGTAACATGGCCGGGAGGCCATGGGGATGCGGTCGCATGCGAGCGCAGATTCAAACGGGGTTGAAGGTGTGAGAATCGCTCCATGATGACGCAGGAGCAATTGGAGAGGCCGGCAGCACAGAAAGTGCGTGCGAATTCTGAGGCGCCGCGCGGACACAGCCCGCTTACCGGGGCGCCCGTGCCGCTGGGCCGCACCAAGGGCAAGCCGAACAAGCTCACGATCGCGCTCAAGGACGCCGTCGAGAAGGCCGCGAGGGACTGCCACCCACAGGGCCTGGCCGGCTGGCTGGTGGACCGCGCCAACGGGTCGATTGGTGACCGGCAGATCTTCGCCGGCATCGTCGGCAAGGTGATCCCGCTGCAGATCCAGCAGCATGTGCAGGGCGGCATCAGCATCAACCTCAACTGGTTGGGCGGCCGCCAGATTGGCACAGTCACGGCACAAACGGTGGAGCAGTCGCCGCAAGTCGTTGATCTGATTGAGCAATCCGCCGACAAGTACCGGATTGTTGATCAGCACACAGCACCGCAGACGGTGGCAGAGGCGGCGGCAGCAGTCGCACAGAAGGCCTCAGGAGCACGCGAAGGGCAGGGTGGCTAGGGTGGCCTGGGGCAGGGCGCGATCGGCGCTCCTGGGCCCGGGCGCAGGCCCTGCCGAGGCGGCCGCGGCCCTGACGCGTGGGCCGACCCCCATCCCCCCGTCGAGCCGGGGGTGGGGGCCTCGCTGAAGCAGGGGCCCCCCCAAATTTCTCCCTACCCCCCAAAACCCCGTTGCGCAATCCTCACCATGCCAGACCCCATCAACCACCCCGCGCACTACACCGAGCACGCGAGCGGCATCGAGTGCATCGAGGTCACCGAGCACTTCAACTTCAACTGCGGCAACGCCATCAAGTACATCTGGCGCGCCGGCCTGAAGACGGAAAACCCGACAGAGGACCTGCGTAAAGCCGCCTGGTACATCAACAGAGAGATCCAGAGGCTAGAAAAAGCATGAAGCTGCAGGAGTACCAACCGCGCCAGGTTTTCCTGCCCCTGCACAACCGGACCAAGCGCTGGACGGTCGTCGTCGCGCACCGACGCGCTGGCAAGACGGTGGCCATGTGTGCGGACCTGGTGATCGGCGCGCTCGAGACGGCGCTGCCCAAGCCGCAGTTTGCGTACCTGGCGCCGCAGCGGGACCAGGCCAAGCGAGTGGCGTGGGGCTACCTGAAGGATCTGACGAAGGACTTGTGGGCCAAGCCGCCCAATGAGTCGGAGCTGAAGATCACGATCAGCAACGGCCACGGGGGCGAGAGCACGATCTACGTCGCGGGCGCGGACAACTACGACGCGCTGCGGGGGATGTACTTCGACGGGGTGGTGCTGGACGAGGTGGGGCAGATCCGGCCCAGCGCCTGGTACACCGTCCTGCGCCCCGCGCTCAGCGACCGGCGCGGCTGGGCGATCTTCGCCGGCACGCCTGCGGGCAAGAACATGTTCTGGAACCTGCGCGAGGAGGCCAGGCTGAATGCGCAGAGCCACTTGTTGCTAGAACTGCCCGCGTCAAAGACAAACATCATTCACCCGGAGGAGCTGCGCGACGCCAAGGCGCAGATGACCGAGGACGCGTTCCTGGTCGAGTACGAGTGCAGCTTCGATGCGGCGGTGCCGGGCGCGTACTACGCCAAGCAGATCAGCGAGATCTACGGCCTCGGGCGCGTTGGCGACTTCAAGCCTCAAGCCGACATGCCCGTGCACCTGGTGGCCGACCTGGGCTTCACCGACAGCTGCAGCTGGTGGGGCTGGCAGGAGACGCCAGACGGGTATCGGGTGGTGGAGTTCATGGAGGACGACAACCAGCCGATCCAGCATTACATCGACTGGGTGAAGAGCAGGCCGTACAAGGTTGGCAATGTGCACCTGCCGCACGACGCGAAGGCCAAGAGTTTGCAGACGGGCAAGTCGATCATCGAGCAGTTCCTGAGCGCGGGCATCCGGCCGAGCCTGGTGCCGGAGATGAGCCTGCAGGACGGGATCGAGGCGGCGCGTCTGGTGCTGAACCGGTGCTACTTCAACGAGGAGGCGACCTACGACGGGGTGGAGCACCTGCGGGCGTACATGCGGGAGTGGGATGAGAGGACGCAGACCTACCGCAACAAGCCCAAGCACGACCAGCACAGCCACGCCGCGGACGCGTTCAGATACCTGGCCCTTGCTGCGCGTCCGGTGGTGGGAAAATCGAAACACGATGAGAGCCGCCCAGTGCGCAACATCGGGGGCGCCCATTACGCGTTCACTTTGGACCAGATATGGGATACGGGCCCGCAGGCCACACAAAGGATTGGCTGATGGACGAAGGCAAGATCACCAGCGCCAGCGACTTTGATTCAAGCCCGATGGGCCTTGCCCAGCGCTGGGGCACTGAGATCGAGGCGGCTGACCAAGAGTTGAGGAAGTTCCACGACGAGGCGCGGCGGATCGTGCAGCGCTATCTGGACAAGCGTGACGCCTACGGCAAGGACGAGAGCAAGGTCAACCTGTTCTGGTCCACGATGAAGGTGCTGCTGTCGATGCTGTACGCCAGGCCGCCCAAGGCTGACGTCAGCAGGACGTTCCTGGACTTTGAGGACGACGTGGCGCGGGTGGCGGGCACGATGCTGCAGCGGATCCTGAACCGCGGCTTCGATGACGACACCTCGGACTGGGACACCAACGTGCGCCAGGGCATTGAGGACTGGCTGGTGGTCGGGCTGGGGCAGATCTGGCTGCGCTACGAGGTCAAGACCGAGCCCTACGTCATCCCGGCGCAGCTGGACCCGATGACGGGGATGGAGCTGGCGCCTGAGCAGGAGGCCGAGCGCATCGTGGATGAGGACGCCCCGTGCGACTACATCTACTGGGAGGACTTCTACTGGTCGCCGGCCCGGACCTGGGGCGAGGTGCGCTGGGTCGGCCGGCGCGTCTACATGACCAAGGACCAGCTCGAGGCGCGGTTTGGCGAGGAGATCGCCGCGGTGGTGCCTCTGGGCAAGACGAAGAGCCAGTCCAACGTCAACGACCAGGAGGTCAAGCACGACCCGTGGACGAAGGCTGAGGTTTTCGAGATCTGGTGCAAGGAGAACCGCAAGGTCTACTGGTACACCAAGGGCGCGGACGTCATCCTGGACGTGAAGGACGACCCGCTGCAGCTCGACGGGTTCTTCCCGTGCCCCAAGCCGGTGGCGGCCAACGTCACCAGCTCCAACTTCCTGCCGCGTGCGGACTACATCTTCGCGCAGGACCAGTTCAACGAGCTCGATGAGATCAACACCCGCATCACCTGGCTGACGCGCGCGGCCAAGGTGGTCGGTGTGTACGACAAGTCGGCCGAGGGCATCCAGCGAGTGTTTCAGCAGGGCGCTGAGAACCAGCTGATCCCGGTGGACAACTGGGCTTTGTTTGCCGAGCGCGGCGGAATCAAGGGCCAGGTGGACTGGATTCCGATCGACCAGGTCACCAACGCGATCGAGCGCCTGCGGCAGTACCGGCAGGACAAGGTCATGCAGATCTACGAGGTGCTGGGCATCTCGGACATCATGCGTGGCAGCAGTAAAGCCAGCGAGACGGCCGCGGCGCAGCAGATCAAGGCCCAGTTCGGCAGCACGCGGGTGCAGCTGATGCAGTTCTACATCGCTGACTGGATCAGCCAGGCGCTGCGCATCAAGGCCGAGATCATCTGCAAGCACTGGCAGCCTGAGACGATCATCAAGCGCAGCAACATCGAGCGCACGCCCGATGCCCAGTTCGCGCCGCAGGCCATCGAGCTCCTGAAGGACGAGGAGATGGCCGAGTACCGCATCACCATCGAGGCCGACAGCATGGCCGCGCTGGACTATGCGGCCGAGCGGGACGCGGCGGTGCAGTTCATGCAGGGCCTGGGGGCGTTCATCAGCCAGACGGCGCCGATGGCCCAGCAGGTGCCCGAGGCCGGGCCGTATCTGCTGCGGATGATGCAGTGGGCGGTGAGCAAGTTCCGCGTCAGCACCCAGATCGAGTCGATTCTCGACCAGGCCGCCTCGGGCATGCAGCAGCAGCTGATGCAGCCTAAGCAGCCGCCTCAGCCGGCGCCTGACGTCATGGTCAAGGCGCAGATCGAGCAGGAAAAGATCCAGTCCAACGAGCGCATCGCGGCCATGGAGGCTGCCAAGGACAAGGAAATCGCGGCGCTGAAGGCCACGGTGGACCTGCAGAAGGTCGAGATGCAGGCCAAGTTCGACCAGATGGCGGCGCAGTTCCAGCAGATCCAGCAGCTGATGACGCTGCAGCAGCCGGCCACGCAGATCGAGGGCCTGGCGGGCGCGGTGCAGGACTTGTCCAACCGCACGGCCGAGGGCCAGTCGGCGCAGATGCAGCAGATGCAGTCGCTGATGGAGCGCATCAGCAAGCCGCGCAAGCGCGTCCCCGTGCGTGACGGCAACGGCGACATCGTCGAGGTGCGCGAGGTGGAGGAGGAGGACAACCCGGCCTTTGTGGGCTCGGCCAACCTGCCTCCGGCGATGCCTCAGATGCCTGCGCTGGGAGGGCTGCCCGGTGCCTGAGCTGCAAGGACAGATGGGTGAGCTGCGGCTGACGCTGCAGATCACGCGCGCTGAGACTGGCAAGACCGAGACGGTCGAGCTGGTCGGTTTTGTGGACGAAGAGAAGTTGAAGGAATTGCAACATGGCAGTAACCCACAGCACGGCAGCGCGCAATGCAGCGACTGATGCCGTCACGGCACTGATTGGAGCCAACGGTCGGTTGGCGTTTCGCCTGTCAGGCACTGTTGGATCACCGGGCACGGTAGTGGCCACGCTGAACCTGAGCGCAACGGCGTTTCCGGCTGCCGTCAGCGGCACGGCCACGGCCAACGCGATCACCAGCGACACCAACGCGGCGGGCAACGCCAGCGCGGTGGCCACGGCCACGTTGCAGACCAACGGCGGCACGGTGGTGATCCACTGCGCGGTCGCGGCCAGCGCGTCTGACATCAACATGACCAACGGCCTGGTGGTTGCGGCGGGTGACACCGTGAGCTGCAGCTCGCTGACCTACACCGCACTGAGCGCGTGAGCCTGACCATCGGCCCGAGCGACATCGGCACGCGGCGCACGGACGCCGATGTGGTCGATGGCGTTGTGCAGTTCGCTGCCGTGGTCGATACGGGCAACGGCCAGGGTTACGTGCAGGTCCACACCGACTGGCAGACACCGGCAACGCTGCGCGACTACGCGGCACGGATCAACGCAGCCGCCGACTGGCTGGAGGCAAACTGATGGCAATTACCACACTCGACGGGCTTATTGCTGCTGCCAAGCAGCGGGTGCCGATCAAGAAGACCACCACACGTACCACGGTGGCTAACGGCTGGTTCAGCCTGTTCGACATCGCGGGCGACCCTGGCGCTGGCACGCTCGCGGGCACCAGCACCACCACGGGTGTCGTTCCTGATGACACCACGGCGGGCGTGCCCCTGCTCAATGCCTTCGGAGGCGGCAACTTTGGCTACCTGCAGAACGTCGAGTTCGCCTCGACGGTGGCCTGCCGCCTGATGATTTACGACCTGCTGTGGAAGGGCGGGGCGTATGCCTTCAACGCCAGCACCACCGGGCAGACGCCAGCGAGCTACAGCGCCCGCGTGCCTGGCGGCACCGATTTCACCAACACCGAGATCTGGGTCGAGCAGGTGACGGCGGCCACGGGTAACCAAGCCGTGAACGTCACCTACACCAACCAGTCAGGCACCACGGGCCGGTCTACGGGTGCGGTGGGTATCGGTGCGGCGCCCACCGTGGGCCGGATGTGGCAGCTTCCGCTGGCGGCTGGTGACACGGGCGTGCAGGGCGTCACGGGCGTGGCGGGCACGGTGGCCTCTGCGGGCACCTTCAACGTGCTGGTGATCCGCCCGCTGTGGTCAGGCCGGGTGATCGCGGCCAACTTTGGTGACCTGCACGATTACATGCGGGTGGGCCTGCCGCGCATGTTCGACACCTCGGCGCTGGCGGTGTGTGTCAACGCTGACGGCACATCGAGCGGCCTGCCTGAGCTGATGCTGACCATCGCCAACGGGTAAGTCATGGCCGCGCCCAACCTCGGCCAAGGCATTGGCCAGGGCAACTACCGGCGCCGCAACGGCATCACGCCGCCTGCGGTGCAGGGCAAGGCTGCGGGCGCCGTTGCGCAGACGGTCTATTTCGGCACCGCCACCGGGCCTGTCACGCACGCCACGACGGGCGCGCTGACGGGCCAGATCGGCTCGATTGTTGGCTCGGCGGCCAGAGTCGGCGGCGCAGTCACCCATGCCACCACCGGGGCGCTGACCGGACAGGGCTCGACGGTTGCCGGCACTGCGGCGCGGACGCGGCAGTTCGCCACCACCGGCACGCTGACGGGCCAAGGCTCCACGCTGGCCGGCAGCGCACGGCACAACATCCCGCATCCGGCCACGGGCACCCTGACGGGGCCAGGATCCAGCCTGGCTGGCAGTGCAGCCCGCACGCGGGCCTTCGCAACCTCGGGTGTCCTGGCGGCCCCAGGCTCGGCTTTGGCGGGCGTGGCGGCACGCACCCGTGCTCACCCCACAACGGGCGTCCTGAGCGGTTCTGAGGCTGCGCTGTCGGGTGCTGCTGCGCGCGGGATTCCAGCCGTCAGCCACGCCACCACTGGCGCCCTGACGGGCCCGGAGTCCCTGCTATCGGGCGCGGCTGACCATGTGGGCGGCCAGCCTGCGCCCACGGGCTTGGGCGGGGGCGGGTTCACGCAGCCCTGGAGCAAGAAGGCCCTGCGCGAGCGCGACAAGAAGCTCGAGGCCGAGAAGCAGGAGCGCCAGGAGCTGCGCGAGCTGGTGCAGCGTGCCATAGAGCCGGTGAAGGCGGCCGCGCCTGCGACGGTGCAGGTGGTCACCACGGCCAACGAGGGCGTGACGGTGCTGCCCAGCACCGGGCCCGTGGTGGCCCTGCCTGAGGTGCCGCAGTTCGACGCGGCCGCGGTGGCCCGCGAGGTTCAGCGGGCGCTGCAAGAAGTCGGCATCAGCGTACAGCGCGTGCGTGAGGCGCAGGCCAAGAAGCAGGCCGCCATGGCCATCGAAGCGGCGAGGCGCGAAAATGAGCGCCTGTTGAGGAAACGCCGCCGCGATGAGGAATTCCTCTTATTGATGTGAGGCACTGAATGGCCCTGTTTAAGGTAGTGAACAACCAGGCCCAGCTTGATGCTGGGGAGGCAGCCAGCACGGACGTCTATGGCGCTGGCATTCGATTCACGCAGGACGGCGCTGCGCGCACCACGCGCTTTGCTGGCACATTGTTCAACCAGGGCATCCCGATGTCGCCCACGGGCCAGGTTGCCATTGTGGACGCCACCTCGGGCTTGCCTGTAGACGCTATTTACCTGAACGGCCTGCCGATCAGCGGCAACAAGGTGTGCGTCAGCCTGAACGCAAGCTCAGTGATCTCCAGCGGCCTGCCGTTCGACTCCAACGGCGTCCTGGTGGGCTCGCTGTCAGGCTTCACAACCCTGGCGCTGGACTTCACGGGCAGCACCACCCTCGACCCCCGCATCACCTTCTCCCGCACCAGCAACGCCACGCTGACGGACAGCACGGGCAAGATTGCTTACGCGCCGCACAACCTCGTAACCAATAGCGAGGACTTTGAGGCGGCGGCTTGGGTGAAACAGCAGGTCACCGTTTCATCGAATGTCGCCGTTGCTCCAAACGGAACAACGACTGCGGATAAGCTGGCGGAAGACAACACCGCAGCGGTTCATCGAACATATCAGTCGGTCGCAAAATCCACTGACCCTATAACTTACAACTACAGCATCTATGTAAAGGCAGCAGAGCGCACAACTGCGTCGGTGTTTATACAAGATGGGACGGTGTTTGCTAGAGCGGACATTGATCTTTCAACTGGTGCGCTTTCAGGTATTGTTGGTTCTGCACTTGCGACCGATGCCGGTAATGGCTGGTGGCGTGTTTCTGTAGCCGGTTTATCAGGAGCCAACGCAACCGTATTGGGTATGGTTGCATCCAACAGCTTCAACTCATTTACGGGCACAACGGGCAGCGGCATCTTCATCTGGGGAGCCGAACTCAACGTAGGCGCACTCCAGAGCTACAACTCCACCACGCCAAAGAACCTGCTGGGGTTTACGCAGGAGTTTGACAATGCGGCGTGGGTGAAGGGCGCAGGAGTCAGTGTTTCTGCAAATGCCACCACAGCGCCTGATGGCTTTGCAACGGCTGATAACGTCACGTTCACATCTGGAGGAGCAGCGGAGTTTCTCCGGTTTAGTGTGACGATGACGGTTGGCACAATCTATGTGCTCAGTGTGTACGCCAAGCTGATTTCTGGTACTCCGGGCTTAAATTTCGACTACGGCAATACGGGGTCTTCTTCCACCTTTACGCCAACGTCTGAGTGGCAGAGGTTTAGTTTCCCGTTCACGTTTAGCGGCGCAAATAATTGGATTGACATCCAGGCTACGGCAGGCGGGACGATTGCTTTCTGGGGAGCCCAGCTCAGCAACAGCGCCAGCGTGGACGCCTACGTCTACAACCCGCAAGCAGCGCCCACCAGCACGGCCTACTACGGCCCGAGGTTTGACTACAGCCCGACGACGCTGGCGGCTAACGGGCTGCTGATTGAGCAACAGTCGACTAATCTGTTTACCTATTCGGAGCAGCTTGATGATGCTTCGTGGACAAAACTTGGTGGCTCAATTACCGCTAACGCAACCACCGACCCCAGCGGAGCCAACGGCGCGGATAGGCTCACGGAAGACACATCAACAGGTCTTCACATAGTCTACAGGTCCGTGTCCGTGACAAGCGGCACAACTTACACGATGTCGTACTGGGCCAAGCGCGGGTCTGGTACTCGCAATTTGTCCATTCGTATGGACAACGGAACTTCCACGCTGCGCTCAACAGTTGATCTGGCAACCGGGGTTATTACTCCGAACGCGTCTCACACCGTAACTGCAAGGGCATGGGGCTCTTATTGGTATGTCACTTGCGCTGTAACCGCAACAGCATCAACATTTGTTGTCATGGGTGCAGAGATCACCACGACTGGCGGTTTAGTAACCTACACAGGCGACGGAACCAGTAGCCTTGATTTGTGGGGTTTCCAACTAGAAGCAGGCTCCTTTGCCACC